ACGTATGGGGGCTATTGACAGGAAGGATGAATGTGATATACCTGGTGCAATAAAATGTAAAAAATTTTTTTGAAAATGTAAGAAATTTGGCCTATCCTGTAAAAAAAATGTAAGAAATTTTGACCTTTATGTAAAAATTTTTGGCGTTTTTTATAGAGTCAACGCTTCATAAATTTGACAAGATGTCAACTATTGGCGAAAAATAGCGAAAAATTTTTTACATAAATCGAAAATTTTTTACATGATCCATGAAATTTTTTACATAAACTGCAAAAATGCAAAAAATCGGCAAAAATTTTTTACATAGGCGTTAGCACGATGACCCCTGTAGTCAACTATTACAACACAAAAACGGGCCAAAATTTTTTACAGCCATTTCATTGGCAATTTGTCAAATATATGTTATACTATGCATTTTTCAAAAAATTTTTTTAAAATTTACACGACACACGCTCGACTCAAACCTATTGACTTTTTCTCTCTTTATGGTGTAAAAAATACAACGAGAAATGTATTGACACCCAGCGCAGGTAGCATGCTATACTGGTATTACGATATTAACAACTATATTTAATAGGAGGTCCGATGGACGAGACAAAACAATCAGACACAATAAAACAAAAGTGCGAAGAGCTGATAGATGAGATCAAAACAGAGGATGCTGAATGTAGAGCACAGCTGCTAAAGGCCAATATCAATGTCACCAGAATAGACTACGACCACGGTTTAATCTATTATGATTTCGCATACAGGCCATATAGTGGGGCGCCACAGAGGTGGGGCAAGACATTTGTGCAGGTTAGTGTGATAAGAAAGATAGTCAATTATACCCCCAAGAATTGGGTTAACATTGTGAAAGACGACGCCTTAAGAATGAGAAAGATCTTGGAGGCGTGATATGGTGGACAATGGTGCGGACGGCGTAATTGAGATATATGATGATAATAACAAATCTAACCAACCTGTGCAGTATCAGGCTTATTCAGATGACGCAGCCGTACTCCGCAATTATGATCCGAAGAGGGGTCAGGCTGTCCTGTTGAAGTATGGGTATGACGAGGACTCACCTCTGTATCAGGACTACGGCAAGCTAGTGTGGAAGGCGAGCACTGGGAAGAATGTGTCTGGGAAGGACAAGGCGGCGTTTACGGCTAAGTTCATCTTACAGACGTTCGAGGTTATTAAGCTGAATGAGACGAGTGTGTTTTATATAGGGCACTACGGCGATCCGCTATACCGCAGGTGCCAGAGCGTGGAGGAGTTACAGTCCTGCGTGTCTTACTGGTATCAGGTGTTCTTCGGTATTACGGCAGATATTGATATGGCGACGAAGGCCCTGATTGCGGGGATACTCCCTAGGGACCACTACCCAGAGGTGCCACGCCAGTATATCCAGATTATGGACAATCTATATTGGGACATCCAGAATGCTAAGCCACTGAATGTCAATCAGATGCCGAAGGGGGCGAGGGTGTTTGCCAAAATGTTCGATACTGACATGGACGACGCCAATGTGTTTAAGGTGCCACCGTTTGACGAGTTTGCCTTGGTTAACTTTTGGACCGCATATACCGACCTTAAGGAGCTTCCTTATGAGAAGTGGCCGGCCAAGTATCGCTGGCAGTGCTTCAAGGACTGGGCCATGGGGAGGCCAGATGTGGAGTACGGCATGTTCACCGTGCTCGCACTGCCGTTTATGAGGCCGACGATTATCCGCGGCTCGATCTTCAATGTGGGCGAGGGCCACAACGGTAAGTCGGTGTTACTAGGTCTGGCGACCTCTATGGTGGGGTCACGCAATACAACGCAGGTATCTGGCAATGACCTCGGTAAGTGGGACTACCTGGTGGACATGCAGACCACATGGTTTAACTGTCCGTCAGAGACGGAGCTGGAGTTTCTCAAGGAGGACACCGGTGCGTTTAAAACTATCTCGGCTCACGAGACGTTCGCCATTAAGAAGAAGCACGGGGACGCATCCGTCCCTGTTAAGGGGTCATTCCCGATGGTGTTCAATATCAACAAGGTGCCTGACTTCGGCGAGGACGCCTCGGCTATCTTGTCACGCATGTTCGTGAATAACTTTGACTGCGACTTTGAGGCTACTGGTAAGGCCGTGAAGGACTACGCCAGGAAGACATTTCTAGCAGATCCGAATACGATGCCTACTCTAACAGGGATGGTGATGGCGTTCGCTCACTATTACAGCCAGCCAGAGCATCTCTGGAAAGAGTCGAAGAGCATGAAGGATGGTCTCGAGTCTATCAGCGAGACTGCAACGCCACAGTATAGATATGTAAACTGGTTTAAGAAGTTCTTTGACGGGTATTCCGGTATCAACCTTCTTAAGGAGGACTACACGCACTTCGGCGTTCAGGAGGGCGAGGAGTACAACACGGCGATTATCTCCCAGAAGACGCTCCTCTTCAAGCAGTTTAAGAGGCGCAGTGTGAGCGGCGAGACCAGGTATATCCTGGACGACGGTGAGGCTTCACACCCTGTTAAGAGGTTCACGATGAGTGACGCCCTGTATATTAAGAAGTATATGGGCACGATGTCATGGAGTGAGTACATGGAGAACGGACGTTCGATCGTGTACGACATGATGCTCGACTACCTCGCTAGAGAGGACGAGCTCCGATCTCACGCCGAGATGTATCGTGAGGAGTTCGACCCTATCGCTGCGCAAAAGAAGATTTTGCAAGACATGTTCCTAGATATTGAGAAGGAACAGGGGAAGGTGCCGTATGTCCGAAAGTCTTGCTGATAAGGTCATTGAGCAGAATGACATACATAACGCCAACAAAGACGCTATAAGCTATTGGGGTATAGATGAGGTGGGGTTCCCATGGCCTAAGCCTGTCACGGCTATGGCGGTAGCGTGTAGGGTTATTGCTAGATACGGATCGCCGGAGAATATCTTTAAGATTAGAGGTGATTTGTTTATATACCGTAGGAAGATGGCTATGGGGCACCTCAATAGCAAGACTCTTATGGCTTCATGCGGCAAGCCTGAGATAGTATTATGGGCGGACGAAAAGGACACTAAAACCCAGGACCAAGAGTTTTGGCGACAGGTCAAGCATATCATCAATACAGAGGCGCCTCTTGTATGGTCTGCTATACTTGATTTAGTACCAGAGTACAATAAGGACTATATCCGCATCTCTGGTGATTTGGTGTGGGATGTTAATAATGCAAAAGTAATAATTAGCCCGACATGGGGAGAGGAGGAATAATGGCTAAAGAGTCCGAATTTCAAGCTAAGTTCCTATCTGATTTGAGGAAGATGGGATATAAGTGCTACAAGCAACAGATGAACGCCACAACCAGAGCTGGTACCCCTGACGCATTCATCTTTAAAGAGGGGTTCTGGGGGTGGCTCGAGTTTAAGAAGGCGAAGAACGCCCCTAAGCGTCCTGGCCAGCAACAGAATATTGACTGGGCCAACGAGAATAGCTGGGGTAGCTTCGTGTACCCAGAGAACGCTAAAGAGGTAAAGGAGTTCTTGAAGGAGATCGCATGAGTACGTTTTACCAATCATTGCCATACAGTGTCGCCAGAGAGTTCAAATGGCGAAAGAAGAAATTTAAGAGGGGGAAATGCTGTGCAATTTGCGGTAAAAGGTATCCTTCAGCAGAGATGATGGTGGCGCATATAATCCCAGTAGCAGAGTTAACTGACTGGGAGGCGCTTTATGATACCTCTAACTGGGAGGTGCGGTGCATCTATTGCGAGCAAGCGCATAACAAAAAGGAGGCAAGACATGGCAACAATGGATAGAATCCTGTGTTGTAGTTGCTTTGGGCAGGAGAAGAAGGCTATCGCCGCCTTTGCGGTGGCTTTCCCGGACAGGATCAACCCAGAGATTATCAAGGGCAAAGACAAGATATTTAAGTTCGCCCAAGAGGTGGATAACAAACATATCGAAGCAATATCGAAATTATCCGGCAGATTCGCGTATTATGTCGAACTGGACGGGAATAACATCATAATGGAGTACGATCTCGTACAGAATAGGAGACTAAGGTGATCAAATGCTGTGGATGCTTATGTGGGTCGACGGATAATCTTATCCGCACCTTTTTGCACAACAACGGCTATCAGGGGTGGAATAGCATAGATATCCCTAAAGGTAAGGAGAAGAGCAGGTGGATGTTATCCACAATGCCACAATTCCCTGAGGTGGATATGCTAAACAGTTATCTGGAGAACGCCAGCAAGTGGGCGGTGATTATCGGTTATGACCGAGATGGCAACTGCAAATGGGCGGATCTTACACATGGCGGCGAGAAATCCAGGATCAACGCAGAGTTCATAATAAGCAGATTTGCATAAATGCAATGATTAGTATAATATCAAAGTATAACAGGAGAATGTATGAAGAATAACAATCTCGCACCAGGATTCATCAGTATCGATGAAGCTTGTGCACTTATCAACTCGGACACGCGTGACAACCCAGTCGTCGACATGGACTGGATGATCTTACGATTGAAGTGGATCGACGTCAACCATAACTTCCAAATCCCAAAAGTCCGCAAACTTGCTGAAAACGAGATCTACAGAACTCGTCGTGGCAAGTATGTTTATTTTGAGAAGACTGGTGAAGTCTATGTGGCTGTGACTGATCCATTCGATAAAGAGCTTCTTAAGAAGACTATCCGTGCCAAATACAAGGAAGAGGTTGGCCACGAGTACGACGAAAAGGTCGTTCGTGCCGTCACTACCGTTGCTGACGATGGCGAAGGCAAAGCTGCCGTTCAGCCACGCAAGCACAAACCAATGGCTAAAGAGGGCGATATGATCGGATCTGGCGAAACGGTTACCTCTAATGGGGAGAACTACGCATAATGGACCCACGACACCCTGAATTAGCTGCTTCTCGCATGCGAGAACTTATGAAACAATTTGACCGTATCGAGGCCGACATGAAGGCTGCTACTACCTCTCCACGTCTAGCTCAGCTAGAGAGAGAAGGCGGTCTTGTCGTCCAAGAGATTTGTCTCACTGCCCCTCGTCTACACGAGGCTATGATGCAAACTTCTCGCTTCTGCCGCCGTGACTTGCATCGTGAATATATTGCAGAAGAGCGATTGCCTGGTGGTTACGTCAAGGCTACTATTAACGCAGAACCAGAGCCAGAGGTAGAAGAGAAGCCAAAGAAGAAGAAAACCACTAAGAAGAAGAAAACCGAGGAATAATGGAGTACGAAGTTATTGGCGGAAATCCAGCCCCAAGCATTACTGACCTCAATAATAAGGCCATCAAGACTCTTTATGACCTTCTCGACAGATTAGGCCCAGATGAGAAGGGCGATCCAGCGATGGTTACCGCTGTAACCGATGCTATCGCCAAGCTCAACGCATCTCTTAAGGGGAACGACATCCTCCCTAGGAGAGAGAGCGACGAAGAGCGCCAACGCAGGGAAGAAGCTGACGCTATAAGTAAGGCAATCAATGGACAATAATATCAGATTGATACATGGCAACTGTTCAGACAACCTGGAGAAGGTTATAGCTGAGGTAGAGAATCCTATCATTGTTACCGATCCGCCGTTTAATATCAAGTATCACTACAACGAGTATGAAGATGATATGCCAGAAGACGAATATTACAAATGGCTTAGTGGCATTTTCTCTCTTGCTCCTAGTGTAGTGATACATTACCCTGAGAGTTTATATAAGCTAGCGTTCAAAATGAACAGAATACCAGATGAAATTGTGTCTTGGGTGTATCCGTCCAATATGAACAGACAGCACCGCGACATAGCCTTTTTCGGTGTGTTGCCGGACTTTAAGAAGGTAAGACAACCGTATAGGGAAGATTCTGCAAAGACTAGACGTTTGCTGGCTCAAGGCACTGGCGGGGCGAAGATATACGACTGGTGGGAAGTCAATCAGGTTAAAAATGTGTCCAAAGAAAAAACTGGGCACCCATGCCAGATGCCAATAGAGGTAATGAGGCGCTTAGTTGGTATATTGCCTGACGACGCAACAATAATAGACCCGTTCATGGGATCTGGGACTACTGGAGTTGCTTGCAGAATGTTCAACAAGAAGTTCGTCGGCATAGAGATGAATGATGAATATTTTAATATAGCTAAAGGCAGGATTTGTGGCAGTTAGACTAGAAAACGATTATTTGGGCGATGATTATTTAACTCCTGACCAGATTCGCAGCGCCTTGTCTGGAGACTACGAGGGTTTTAAGTATTATTTTGAGAACTGCTTGATGTTGCAGGATCGTGATACTAGGCAGTATGTCCATCCTAAGTTAAACAAGGGTCAACAGATGATCGCTAAGACGATTATGAGCTATGTGGACAAGAATACCCGTGCTACTAGCCATAAGGAGTGTATTATCTTAGGCCCACGCCAGTTTGGTAAATCTACTCTGTTAACTGCAATCTCGAACTATATTATTGCCTATGTCCCAGGGATGGAGAACCTTAACCTTGTGACAACAATGCATCAGGCTACCGCTGCGACCAAATTCTTCAAACAGAAGCTCGAACCGATCATCACTAATGTCCCGTCAGCGATCTTCCCAACAATCGAGAGGGATACACTTGGGACTTCTACTCTTCTCAAGTACACCGACATTAAGGGCATTCGCCGTGGTGGCTACTATGAAATCACATCTGCAGGTTCTAACTCCGTCCGTTCTGGTACGGTGTCGGTTTGGCTCGCAGACGAGCCTTCTGAGTATCGCAACCCAGAGGCGGTGGAAGATGCCGTTTCCGGCGCTATCTCTAGCTACGGCTGGTCATTTACCGCCTATATCGGTACGTTCTCTGATCGTTTGACCGATTACTTCCTTAATAAGGTGAAATTGGCACTAGAGCATCCAGACAAGATGGAACTGATATTCATCCCTTGGTTCCTCGTGTATGGGCGTGAGGGAGACGAATTAGGATTTACAGAGGATAAATTGACTGAATACGATAAGACAGTTGTTATACCAGAGATGATTAAGTACGGTATCCCACGTGAAGAGTGGTTCCAGAAGATTGGCTGGTACCATGATCGTGAGCTACGTACCTCTAATATGCGCTATGAGTTCCCATCGTCTGTTGATGACATTATCAATATGACCACTGATAAGATGGTCTTTAATAAAGAGTCCATCAAGAAGCAAGAGCCTAACGTCATGAAGGGCAAGCAGTATAAAATCATGACCGACCTCGCCACTGGTAAGGTAGAAGCGCAGGAGACCGACATCTCTCCTATGACTATTTACAAAGAACCTATCTATGGCCACCGATACCGTATCGCGATAGACCCTATTACCGCTCAATCTGATGAAACAGATACATTTGCTATGCATGTAATGGACTTGGCAAATAATGAGCAGGTTGCCGTGTTCAAGGGTAAGATGATGCAGGATGAGGATTACGCAGATTGGGCCGTATCTATCGGCACGATCTACAATAAGGCGGAAATCTGCCCTGAAATCAACGTTGCCAACGGTTTTATCGTGGCCGTAAATGCCAGGCACTACTACAGATGGTTCTATCAGGACAAGAAGAGCAAAGCTGACCATGTGCCTGGCCTCAGAACCACTATTAGCACTAAAGAGAGATATGTCAGCGCTCTAACTGCTATGCTTGACCGTGGGTCGATAATAATCCATGACCAAGACACCTTAAATGAACTGACAACGTTCGTAAAACAAGTCAAAGTAGATAAAGATGGCAGAACCAAGTACACCAGAATGGCAGCAAAAGCTGGTAAGCATGACGATTTAGTCGCTGCTCTCTGGATATACGCTGGCACGTTAAATTTACAACAAATTGAAGGCCGAAAGCGCTCGGGCTTCGCAATAATATAGGAGGAATATGAACCCAATAGCAGACATGCTTAACCATAAAGACGAGGAGATTATCGAGTATCTCTCTAAAACAATGGCAGGTGTAGTCAAGAATTTCAACACCGCTGTTAATAAGAGCGATTCGGCAATTTTGTACGCCAATTTGGGCGATATTAGCTTAGTCGCCTCTGTTCTCAAGGCTATGCACCAGCGTAACC